AATAACACGGGGGACACATACGTTGCCTACCTCTTTGCAACCTGCGCTGGTGTTTCCAAAGTCGGTTCATACACAGGAACAGCAACTACACTTCAAATTGATTGTGGTTTTACAGGTGGGGCTAGGTTCGTGTTGATTAAAAAAACAAGCGGTACGGGTTCGTGGTACGTTTGGGATAGCGCAAGGGGTATTGTGTCGGGAAATGATCCATATCTTTTATTGAATTCAACTGCGGCTGAAGTTACCAACACAGACTATATCGATACATATTCTGCTGGTTTTGAAATTAGTTCTACAGCCCCATCTGAAATCAACGAAAATGGTGGTAGTTTTATCTTTTTGGCTATAAGTTAGACATGAACAGCGGCATCTATCACATCAAAAACATTGTCAGCAATGGCATATATTTTGGTCGTTCTATTGATGTAGCGGATAGGTTGAGCCATCACAAGCATCAATTAAAACGTGGTGTTCATGTTAACAAGCGTTTGCAACATTCATGGAATAAACATGGTGAGCAAGCGTTTGAGTTCAAAATGGTTTGGGAAGAAACTCCAGACAAGTTAGAAGAATTAGAAGGATTTATTCTTGAATTTGTTTGGGGCAACGAAAGGCTGTTTAATCACCATAAGTTATCTGCTGGTGGTTTTCTGCCTGACAACAAATTGGGATGCTTTCCAAGATCAGAAGAAACCAAAAAGAAAATGAGCGTTGCTTTTAAAGGTCGTGAATTTTCTGAGCAACATAAACAAAAAATTGCTATTGGTAAAACTGGTTTAAAAGCTAGTGAAGAAGCTAAAAAGAAGATGTCAGATAAAAGGATTGGCAAAGCAAGACCACAATCATGGCATGACAAGATGGCTGAATATAGGGCTAACAATCCAAACCCTATGCAAGGCAAGATTAGCCCCATGAGAGGCAAGAAATTTCCTACTATTGCTTGTGAGCATTGTAGTAAGGATGCCTCAAAAGGTAATTATCTGCGCTGGCATGGCGCAAACTGCAAGCACAAGGAGTAATCAATGCAAATTAGAACAAATGACGGGCAAGTAATGTACGAGGCAGAGTTTCGTGCATATATCAAAGCCAATGGTGGCCCTACATGGGACAGAACAACAACTGAGGTGCTAGAAGCCTTGGGCGCTGATGTCATTTTTGAAGGCCCACAAGCCACGGGCGGCACTGTCTACCAATACTCAGTCTACGGCGGCATTGAGCAGATTGATGGCAAGTGGTACACCAAGTGGAATCTTGGCCCATCGTTCTTTGACACTGAAGATGCTGAAGGCAATGTAACCACTGCTGCTCAGAATGAAGCCGCTTACAAGGCCGCTAAAGACGCAGAACAAGCCAAGTCTGTTCGTGCTTCTAGGGACACCAAGCTGTCAGAGACTGATTGGCGCTTTCGCAGTGATATGACACCCTCACAGGCATGGAAAGATTACTGCCAAGCCCTGCGGGATGTGCCATCTCAGGCTGGTTTCCCTTGGACTATTGAGTGGCCTGTCGCACCATGAGTCCAGAACTTGAAAAGTACTATACCGACCGCTTTGACATGATGTCAAATGAGGGCTGGAAGGATTTATGCGCCGATATTGACATTATGATAGAGTCGCTGAATAATATAAGCGTTATTCCTGATGAAAAGGCCTTGATGTTCAAAAAAGGTGAACTTTCTATCTTGACTTGGCTGAAAACCTTGAAAGAGGTCAGTGAACGAGCCTACGAGGAATTGAATGAAAAGAATTTATGAATTTGTCTGCGAAAGTGGACACAGAATTGAGAGACTTTGTGATTATGAGGCGCAAACAACTCAGTGTGAGTGCGGTGGTTCAGCCAATCGCACAATCTCTGCTCCAAGCATTAACTTGGAAGGGTGGTCGGGTCATTTTCCATCTTCATGGATGAAATTTGACAAGAAACATCGTGATAAGTTAGCGCATGAGCAAAAAACCACAACATAAGCATTAATGCCGTTGTGTCATCCTAGAACCCAAAAGTGGCAGGAAAAGGAAAAATATGTTAGTAGATAACCCAGACGAGATGTTAGGCGAGTTAGAGACTGTTGAAAAGCAGAAACTTGAATCAACTATTGAGCCGATGAGTAATGACATTCCCGACAAGTATCGGGGTAAAGAGTTGTCAGACATCATCAAAATGCACCAAGAGGCAGAAAAGCTGATTGGCAAGCAAGCCCAAGAAGTTGGTGAAGTACGCAAATTAGCAGATGAACTCATCAAGCAAAACCTTGCGGGTAAAACCCAACATATTAAAGAGGAAGAACCTGAAGTAGATTTCTTTGAGAATCCACAGGCAGCGGTTCGTAAGACTGTTGATAACCATCCTGATGTACTTGCGGCTAGACAAGCTGGTCAAGAGTTCAAAAAGATGCAGATTCAGCAAAAGCTGGCGGCAGAGCATCCTGATTTCGGTCAGATTGCTCAAGATGCAGACTTTGTAAATTGGGTGAAATCTTCACCTATTAGGATTGGTTTGTATGCAAAAGCTGATGGTGAGTTTGATTATGATAGTGCTAATGAATTGCTGAGCACCTATAAGCAGTTGCGTGGAGTTAAGGTTAAACAGACTAATGAAGCAGGGGAAACTCAGCGCAAGTCAAACCTTAAGGCGGCAACAGTTGATGTAGGTGGTACTGGTGAATCTGGAAAGAGAGTCTATCGCAGGGCAGACCTTATTCGGCTGAAGATGACTGACCCAAACCGCTACGATGCCTTGAGTGACGAGATCATGCAAGCGTATCAAGAGGGTAGGGTTAAATAACTTAACTTTTGATTTTATTGGAGTACACAAATGGCAACATCATTTTCCCCCACAAACTCAGTCACAGTAACAACTGCTGACAAATTCATTCCTGACATTTGGTCAGATGAAATCGTAGCGTCTTACAAGAAAAACCTGGTTCTTGCTAACCTGGTTATGAAGATGAACTTCAAGGGCAAGAAAGGTGACACTGTTCACATTCCTGCACCTACCCGTGGTTCTGCTTCTGCTAAAGCCGCTGAGTCAGCAGTCACTTTGATTGCCGCTACTGAGTCTGAAGTCACTGTGTCTATCAACAAGCACTATGAATATAGCCGCTTGATTGAAGATATTGTTGAAGCACAGGCTTTGAACTCTATGCGTCAGTTCTACACCTCTGATGCTGGTTACGCCTTGTCTCGTCAAGTTGATACCGACTTGATTCAGTTGGGTCGTTCAGCTAATGGTGGTTCTACTGGCGCTCAGTACGGCTCTGCTTTCATCGGCGGTGACGGAACAACTACCTTTGACTACACCGCAAACACCAACACTGGTAATGCGTCTGCTCTGACTGATGCCGCTATTCGCCGCACCATTCAGCGTTTGGATGACAACGATACTCCTATGGACAATCGTTTCTTCATCATTCCTCCCTCAAGCCGCAACACTTTGATGGGTCTGGCTCGTTACACCGAACAAGCATTTGTCGGTAATGGCGATGCTATCCGCAATGGTGAAATCGGTAACCTCTATGGTATCCCTGTGTTCACTTCCAGCAACGCTGACTCAGCATCTGCTACCGCTGCTTTCCCTGCAAGCGGTTCTGCTATTGCTCGTGTCTGCTTGATGGGTCACAAGGACTCTATGGTTCTGGTTGAGCAAATTGGCATCCGTTCACAAATTCAGTACAAACAAGAGTATTTGGCTACTCTGTTCACATCTGACACTTTGTACGGCGTTGCTGCTTTGCGTAATGCCGCTTCTGTGGGTGCAGCTAAGTCTTCATCCATGTTCGCTTTGGTTGTTCCTAGCTAATAGCAATTTCCCCCTGCCTTAGTGGTGGGGGGATTTTTTAACTTATTTAGGAGAAATCAAAATGGCAGCAGCAACAGCAGTAGTTTCCCGTAGGGGCAATGACCAATTTCGTGGTTTGTTTTCTGATACTTGGCTTGTAGTCGCAACATTAGATTCTGCATCTGTAGCGTCTGGTGCAGCAGGTGCAGCAACTGATACTGTCACAGTAGCAGGAGTAGCTTTGGGTGATATGGTTCTTGGTATGTCACTTGGTGTTAGTGAAGCTGGATTGGTTCGTAGAGCCTATGTTTCAGCAGCTAATACTGTAACAATCGCAACCAATAACTTAACAGGTAGTGCTGTTGATTTAGGGGCAGCTACAGTTGAGTTGATTATTGTTCGACCAGTGTAAAGACGGGGGGGCTAGTCCCCCCTTTCTCATTTAAGGGTTTTATGGCTACTTTTCGTTGTCTTCAGTCTGGTAATTGTGTAACTTTTACCCTCCAACATGATATTGACTCTATGGATGGTCATCAGGGTTATGAGTTGGTAGACGAAGAAGAAGTAACCATAGAATCAGTTAATTCTATGCGTACAGATACCGCTTTTGCGCCTGTCATTCCAACAATTAAGCGTATGGGAAGACCCCGAAAGGTTGCAAATGTCTGAAATTGACGCAAGAGATTTTGGTAGATTAGAGGCTCAAGTAGAGACTCTACATGGTCAAGTAACTCAATTGAGTAACGATGTAAAAGCATTGCTTGAACTTGCCAATAAGGGCAAGGGTGGTTTTTGGATGGGTATGACAATCGCTTCATTCATGGGCGGCGCTATTACCTTTGTTGCTGATCGAGTCTGGAAATAAGGAGAATACTATGCCTTCAGTTGGAAAAAAGAAGTTTCCCTACACCGAAAAAGGGGAAAAAGAAGCAAAAGAATACGGCAAGAAAAAGGGTATTCCAGTGACTGTTATGGTTGCGATTGGTAAACCCAAGGGTCTGCCTATGAAGGGTGGTAGGACTGCTACCAACATGATGAAGAAATCTTCAAGAGGTAAATAATGTCTACATTCCAACTCGATCCAAATCAAGTAGCGATTGGTGTTCCTAGAATGGGAACAACCCAAGTATTTACAGTTACTAACTCAAGTGTTCAATCAACTGCTTTTGGCGCATCCACCACGATGATTCGTGTATCTTGCTCTTTAGGACATTGCCATTTTCAAATTGGCACAAATCCAACAGCCAGCATAACAACTTCACCCATGATGCCTAATAATTTTTCTGAGATTATTAAGGTAAATGCTGGTGAAAAGATTGCTGTTATTAAGGATTCTGGTGTTACCGCATCAACTTTTTCTGTTACGGAGTTAATATGAAAAAGCCCACAATGGCTCAGAAAAAGGTTGGCAAGGTAATGCGTGAGTACAAAGAAGGTACTTTACATTCAGGCAAGGGCGGTAAGGTTGTCAAGAACCCAAAACAGGCAGTTGCCATTGCTTTGTCTGAAGCTGGTATGTCTAAGCCTAAAAGGAAGATGAAATGAAGCAGGGTTTGTACGCCAACATCAATGCCAAGAAGCAACGGATAGCCGAGGGTTCTGGCGAAAAGATGCGTAAGGTAGGTAGCAAGGGTGCGCCTACTGCTGATGCGTTTAAACAGGCGGCAAAGACTGCAAAGAAGCCTAAAAAGGTGAAGTAGATGAAAACACCCACTTGGCAAACAAAAGCTGGTCAAAATCCAAAAGGCGGCTTGAATGCCAAGGGTAGATCATCTTATAATGCAGAAACTGGTGGCAATTTGAAGCCTCCAGTAAAGTCGGGGGATAACCCTCGCAGAGCAAGTTTCTTGGCTCGTATGGGTGGCAATGATGGCCCTGAGTACGACAAGAAAGGTGAACCAACAAGACTGCTTCTTTCGCTTAAGGCATGGGGTGCAACCTCAAAGGCTGACGCAAAGGCAAAAGCTAAAGCTATATCCGCAAGGAACAAAGCAAAGGCTGGAAGCAGATGACATATTTAGAACTTGTAAACGATGTCCTTATAAGGTTGCGTGAGCCAACAGTTACCACTGTCGTTCTCAATTCTTATTCCACACTAATTGGCAAGTTTGTCAATGATGCTAAACGTCAGATTGAAGATGCTTTTGCTTGGAATGTTCTAGGCACAACTATTACTCTGTCTACTACTGCTGGAACATACGAATATGCTTTAACTGGTGCTGGTCAGAAGTTCCAAGTTATTGATGTTATCAATGCAACAAGCAATGTTGGTATGAGGAACATTGATTTTGTTTCAATGAACAGAAAGCAGAATTTCTCTACTCCTGTTAGTGGTATTCCATCAGAATATGCCTTTGATGGAATAAGTGCAGGATACGACACTAAGGTAACGCTGTATCCTCGTCCTGATGGCGTGTATAGCATCCCATTTAGCTTGACAGTGCCACAGGCTACCTTGACATCAGATTCAACTATTGTGGCTGTTCCTGATGTTTTAGTTGTTCAGAATGCCTATGCTCGTGCTTTGGTAGAGCGTGGTGAAGATGGTGGTTTGAGTTCTTCTGAGGCATACCAGTTGTACAAATCTATGTTGTCTGATTACATTGCTTTGGAAGGCACTCGTTATCCTGAGAATCAGGAGTTTGTTGCGGTATGAGCAAACCCCTCCAAGTTTCTAGCGTATCAGCACCAGCTTTTTTAGGGCTGAATACACAAGACCCATCTTTAGAAATATCGAATGGGTTTGCTGGCATTGCTAATAACTGTGTAATTGACAAGTTTGGTCGATTAGGTGCGAGGCAAGGGTATCAAAAAGTCAATACATCTAGCGGCACTTTAGGCTCAAATCAAATTACAGTTATCCATGAGTTGATTCAAACTGACGGAACACTTACTGTATTGTTTTTTGGCAATGGAAAACTGTTTAAACTCGGTTTAACAACGGCTGGCGCTGTGGCTGAATACAACATTGCTGAATATGGCTCTAACGGGTCACCTCTTGCAGAATACACGCAAGGTGTAGCGGGATTGGGTACTATTCTTGAATTGACGTATGGGGGTGGGGGTACTGCTCCAACTTTCAACGCAGGAAACTGGCAAGCTGCAAGTCTTAATGGAGTCGTGTATTTCTTTCAAATAGATAATGATCCAATCATTTATGACCCTGCAGTATCCACTACCACTTATCGCCGAGTATCTGAGAAAACAGGTTATGCAGCTACTGTGCCAAAAGCAAACGTGGCTATCTCTGCGTATGGTCGTATTTGGGCGGCTAACACAACTACTAATAACACAACAGTATCGTTTAGCGATTTGTTAGCTGGTCATGTTTGGTCTACTGGTACAGCAGGATCATTAGATGTTTCTCGTGTCTGGCCTAATGGCGCAGATGAGGTAACGGGTCTTGCAGCGCATAACGGATTTTTGTTTATCTTTGGTAGACGGCAAATCTTAATTTATGCAGGCGCTACATCACCATCAACTATGACGCTTTCCGACACAATATCAAGTGTTGGTTGCATAGCAAGAGACTCAATTCAAAACACAGGCAAAGATGTGGTTTTCTTGAGCGCAAGTGGTTTGCGTTCAGTTTTACGAACAGTGCAAGAGAAGTCTGCGCCGCTAGGTGACTTGTCTAAAAACATTAGAAACGATTTCTTAACAGTAATTGCAAGTGAGTCAGATACGCAATTAAGGTCAGTCTATTCTGAAAAGAATGGTTTTTACTTGTTGACTTGCCCAACTGCAAACAAAGTTTTCTGTTTCGATACTAAGATTACTTTGGAAGATGGCGCTTATCGTGTGACGATATGGGACAGCATTGCTCCACAAAGTTTTTGCTCTCGCCGAAATGGTGATTTGCTGATTGGTAAAGCTGGTTTTGTAACAAAATACACTGGTTACCAAGATGATACTTCTGCATACAGTATGCAATACTACACGAACAATGCTGATTTGGGTAATGATGGACAAACATCAATTATTAAGAAAATCAAGCTTCTTGTTGTAGGTGGCAGCAACCAAGCAGTATCTATGTTTTGGGGCTATGATTTTTCATCAAGTTACCAATCGCAAGCGGTTTCCATACCAACACAAGCTGTATCTGAATATGGCATTGGCGAATACAACATTGCACAATATGCAACAGGCATAATTTTGGAAGAATTGACTGCATACGGCAGTGGGTCAGGTAAAGTCGTTCAGACAGGATTTGAGATTAACATTAACGGGTCGCCAATTTCATTCCAAAAGATTGAGATTCAAACCAAAACAGGCAAACTTGCATAAGGAGCAACCATGTCAAACTATACAAAAACAGTCAATTTCGCAGCCAAAGACGCACTTACAACGGGTGACGCTAACAAGATCGTTAAAGGCACAGAGATTGATACAGAGTTCAACAACATTGCGACTGCGGTTGCAACAAAGTATGATTCTTCAAGCACTTTACCTTTATCCCCTGTAAGTGGGACTCTAGCCATTGCTAATGGCGGTACAGGCTCATCTTCTTTGTCAGGGGCTGGCATTCCTACACTTAGTGCCTCAAATAATTTTTCTGGCTCTAATGGTTTTGGCATAACAGCAGGCTCTAATCTACCTATCTTTGCAAGAGCAACAGCTACTAATGGCACTGCTATTGCCGCACAAAATCTTTCAACTTATAACACAGTGCCTTTGACAGTGGCTTCTGACTTTAGTAATGGAACGCTAGTAGTGTTCTATGCGGGTACGTTTCCATCATCTGTATCGACTACTGGAACTATAGCAATTAGCGGAGCAGGCACTAACTATAACGTCACTTCTGATTACCGCCTTAAATCAAATATAGCCCCGATATCTAATGCAGTAACTAAACTCAAACAACTTGCACCAAAAACCTATACTTGGACAAACCATCCAAATGTGGGAACAGTTTATGGATTTATTGCCCATGAATTACAAGCAGTTATTCCCCAAGCTGTAACTGGCGAAAAAGATGCAATAGACGAAGATGGCAAACCAAAATACCAAGGTGTTGATTCTTCTAATTTAATACCTTTTCTGACTGCTGCCTTACAAGAAGCGATAACTCGCATTGAAGCATTAGAAGCCAAAGTAGGTTAATACAGCATGATTACACACCACTTTTCTGATGGACTGTATGCAAAGGAAGCTAGGTTTCCTGCTGGTACAGCCATCTTAAAACACACCCATAACTTCAGTCATTTATCTATCTTGGCTGAAGGTAAGGTTGCTGTGTTGCGTGGTGACGAGATTGATATTGTGACTGCCCCTGCTTGTTTAGAGATTAAGGCTGGATTGATTCACGGCGTTAAAGCGATTACTGATTGTGTTTGGTTTTGTATTCATGCCACAGACGAGAAAGACTCGTCTAAAGTGGATGAGATTTTGATTAAAGGGGATTGATATGCCTATTAGTGCAGTACTTAGTTTTATAGGGGCGCAAGAGCAAGCGTCTGCTACAGAGTCAGCGGCAAATACATCTGCTGCGGCTCAACTTGAGGCTGCTAGATTAGCGGCTGAAGCGGCTAAGTTTCGCCCTGTTGGAATCACTACACGCTTTGGTAAATCTAATTTCCAGATGTCGCCAGAAGGTTATCTTACTGGTGCTGGTTATGAACTTGACCCTAGAATTAAGGCTTCTCAAGATCGTTTAGGTGTTCTGTCGTATGGTGCTTTGACACAAGCAGAACAGGCTGAACAACAGTATCGCCCTTTATCTCAGGCTGCTGGTGGATTGTTTGGTTTAGGTCAGCAGTATCTTGCACAGAGCCCTCAAGATGTTGCGGCTAAATACATTCAACAGCAACAGGATTTGCTTGCCCCTAGTCGTGAAAGACAGATGGCTCAGTTGCAGAACCAATTGTTCCAACAAGGTCGTGGTGGATTGTCTGTAGGCGCTACAGGTATGCGCCCTAGTGGTGGGATGGGTTTAGGTGCTACTACACCTGAGTTAGAAGCCTACTACAACGCTATTGCTCAACAAGATGCTCAGTTGGCGGCACAAGCACAAACTGAAGGCCAACGTAATGTTGCGTTTGGTGCTGGTTTGTTTGGCACTGGTGCAAATATGTTAAGTCAGTATCAAGCTGGTCAGGTTGGCGCATTGAGTCCATTTACAACCTATTTGGGTGCTGGTCAAGCAATTGAGGGTCTTGGACAAGAATCATTGAGATTAGGCTCAGAGTTAGGTGGTAAGGCTTCTACTGCTGGTGCTAATGTTGGTGAATTCTTATTTAGGGGTGGCGCAAATGCGGCATTGAGTAGACAAATGGGCTCAGGACAAAGCCCCATTAGCGATGTTATTGCTGGAGGATTAGATACTAAAAAATTATCAACTGGATTTGAACGATTGTTTGGTGGTGGTCAACCAGTACAAACTGGATATACAGGTAGTCCATTTATGAGTCCAGATCAAAATACGCTTTTAGCACAGCAAGGTAAATACTATAACCAACCACAATCTTCATTTTTTTATGATGGCTCATACGGCCCTTAAGGAATAATCATGGCAACTTCAGACATTCTCGGTTTATTTACCTCTCCTGAGCAGTATCAATTAAACCAAGATACGGCGGCAAGAGAACGTGCGCTGTCTTATTCTCAATTAGACCCAAGAGCAAAAGCTAGTTATGGGTTCTATCGTGCTGGTCAACAGCTAGGCGGTGCTATTGGCGGTGCTTTGGGTGGTCAAGACCCACAGTTGCAAAAGATTGCTCAACGTCAACAAATCATTGGGATGATTGACCCTAGCAACCCTGACACCTATCCTCAAGCCATTGAAGCCGCATTACGGGGTGGTGACCAAGAAGCTGCTTTTCTTTTGCGTAATGAGATGATGAAGGTAAGGCAACAAGCGCAAGAAAGTCAGTTGCAGGGTTATAAATTGACTGATTACCTTACTGAGCGTGGTATGGGGATGAAAACTCAAGGCCTTACTAACATGGCTAATGAGTTGGTTGGTCAGCTTAAGAATCCTGATGGCACTATCAATGAGGATGTTAAGGCTAAATTGCTTTCATTCCCTCAAGGTCGTACAGCTATATCTGAGCAAGCTAAAGTTCTTCCTGCTTTGCGTCAGTTGGGTGCGGCTGGTGGTGTTGAAGATGACCCATTCAAAATATTTATTGATGACGCAACCATCCCTGAGTCTGTAAAAATTAGTGCAAGACAATATTCAGACAGTTTTAAAAAGGGAACTATTGACCCCGAAAAGGTTGATGGCATAGTCACCAAATTGGCAGAGTCAACTCAAAGAGTTCAACAATTTGAGCAAAATCAGGCGCAGATTAAATCTAATCAGGCGCTGATGGATAGTTATAAACAGCAAGGTCTTCAAACTTCTCAAGCATATCTTGCAATCGCACAATCTAATAATGCTCTTGCACAACAAAATGCTGCATTTAATCGTCAAATGAAGTTGGATGAAGCAGCAAGAAAACAAGAAGAAAAGGCTAACAAACCACTTAGAGCAGACTTGGCTAAAGATGAAGAGGCTGATTATGCTAACGCTAGTGCTGCAAGAAATTTAGCTATTGAAGCCAACAACTATGTCAACAGCATCAAACGTGGTGACATTAAGTTTGGATTAAAAGATCGTGCTTCTATTGCGCTTAGAAGTGCAGCGGGTTCAAATGATCCTGATGTAGTTGCTAGAAATGATTTTGAAAGATTTAAAACACGCCTAGTAAATGAGTCTTTGCGACTTAACAAAGGTACTCAAACTGAAGGTGATGCACAGAGATCAATCAAAGAATTGCAAGGTGCTGAATCTGAAGTAGATGCCGCTAAAGCAATCAACACACTTGCTGAACTTAACGCTAGAAAAGTTTCTGATTCTCAAGCATCTATTGAAAGACGCAGAGCAAACGCTGGTGCTAGATCGCCTGAAGTACCAATTGAAACATTGAGATTTGAGCCTCAGACATTCACACAAAGAGATGTTGACGCATTCTTGAAGAATCCAAAGTATCCATCAGGAACTATTTTTGTTGACCCTAAAGGGACTAGAAGGGTGAAGCCATAATGACTGACTACACAAAATTACCTTTAGCTGAAGGTGAGGCTAGAACTTCAGTATTTCAAGAAAACACTAAATATTCACCAGTTGCTGAATCAGCAAGGGCATTTGGTCAAGGCTTAACCTTTGGCACTTTGGATGAACTTGAAGCCGCATTGCGTACAGGTTCTATTAGCGGTGCTGATTATGAGCGTCAACGAAATATGTTGCGTGAACAGCAAAAGCAGTTTGGTGAGGATATGCCGCTAGTTAAGACTCCATTGGAGTTAGCTGGTGGTTTTGCTCTCCCACTTGGTGCAGCCCGTCAAGTTGCAAAGTTAGCACCTGAGACTCAAGCATTGGTAACAGGTACAACATTAGCGGGTCAGGCGGGTCGTGGTACTGCTGTTGGTGCTGCTACTGGTGCTTTATCAGGGTATGGGTATTCTGAGAAAGATGCAGTTTCTGACACTGTTATGGGTGGTGTTTTTGGCGGTGTTTTGGGCGGCACAGTGCCTATCATTATTGATAAGGCTGGCTCAATCATCAAGAATGTTCTTAACGCTTCAGGCATTGGTGACCAAGCTACAGCATCATCAAAGATGCTTGCCAACTATATGCAGAAGGACAATCTAACTCCCCAAGAGGCACAGGTTGCATTGGATGAGTTGCGCCGCATTGGTGTTCCTAATCCCGTCATTGCTGACTTGGGTAAGAACCTAAATGATTTAGCCTATAACGCATACATTATCCAATCTAAAAACAAGGGTACTACAGAGAAGTTCCTTGAAGGAAGAATGATTGACCAACCAAATGACATTGTTCAGGGATTGGTTGACAAAGCAGGATTAGCTAAGAATGTTAATGGCTATGAGTATTTAACCGCATTGGTTGAGAATCAATCAAGCAAAGCAAATGCAGCATATCCAAATGCTTATACGTTAGACATTGATGCTAGGCCATTTAGAGAGTACATTGATAGAAAAGTATTTGTTAAAGCATATGACCAAGCTGTTAAGAGTGCAGATACAAAAGGTATCAAGTTACCTGATTTGAATGCTATCAAAAATGCTCAGTCAGTGCCAACCGAAATCCTGCACAAAATCAAAATTGGTCTTGATCGTGTTATTGATGCAGAAACTGATTCTGTAACAGGCAAGGTATCTGGTTATGGTCGTGATGTCATAAATGTAAAAAATGAGTTTAATGACAAGATAAAATCATTGAATACTGACTACGCAAAGGCAAATGCTGAATTTGCTGATGCTTCACGAATCAAGAGTTCATTTGAGATGGGTCAGAAGTATCAACAACTTGATACAAAGGAAGCTGTTGCCAAGATTAAGGCTATGAACTCTGATGAAAAAGAAGCGTTCAGACTTGGCTTGATGGCAGATATTAACAAGCGTGTAGGTGACTTTAAAGGCGGTGACTTTACTCGTCAAATATTTAAGTCAGACAACCAAAAGTTGCTTATTCGTAATGCTTTTACTGATACTGTTGATGCCAATGGTAAGGTAGTAAAGTCAGCGCAGGATGCCTATACAGAGTTTTCTCAATACGTTAAGGGATTGAGCGAACAAAGCAAGACAGCAAAAGCGTTGCTTGGTGGGTCTAAAACTGGTGAGCGTTTAGCCACACAAGAAGAAGCTGGAGCATTAGGAAGCATCACGCAAAGCCTTTCAAGTGGTGACTTAACTGGCACAGCACTTGGCTTACTCAAGAATGCTTTAGCTAGATCAAGGGGCATAAGCAGTGAAACATCAGAAGCATTGCAAAAGAAATTGTTTAGTGTTGACCCTGTTGAGCAAAGAGCAGTGTTAGCTGAATTAAATCGCAGAGCAAGGAAGAAGCCAACAGGCTTGCTATCTGGTGCGGCTGGTCTTGGTACTGCCACTGGCATCTTAGGAGATTGAAATTGATCCAATCTCTATCTGCCTCCTTGCGGCTGGTTTGGTCAAAAACATCCAAGCTGGCTGTGACCTCTATAAGCAAGCTAAAGAATCTTTTGTCGAGATCAGGAACACTGCTAATGAAGTTATTGCCATTGGCAAAGAGGTTAAAGGATTTTGGGGTACTCTGCGTAAACTATTTGGCGGTAGTCCCAAGCCTGAAACTGCAAAGTCTGTGGCAAAGGCTAAAAAGTCTGACTATGTTGCTGTTGACGAAACTCAAGTCAAAGCTGAAATCGTTAAGAACCTAAGTGAGTTCTTCAAGCTACAGGAACAGTTAGAAGCACATATCAGGGAGTCAGAGGAAAAGGCTAGGACTGTAGTCTTTGCTGATGATGTAAACCTGATGGAAGAAGCCCTAAACAGGGTTTTGGCACAGCAAGAGATGGAGAGGTTAGTAGTTCAGATCAGAGAGTGCATGGTCTATCAATCTCCACCTGAGATGGGTGCTTTGTATTCAGAAGTGTTCAGCATGAGAGACATCATTGCTGCGGAGCAAGCAAAAGCAAGGAAGATGCGGGATGCAGAATCATGGCTACGAAAGGAAAGGGAGCGACTCCTAGCAGAAAAACAAGCATACCTGTTGGTA